CTATTTACCGGAAACCCCGAACGCTGCCACGACGAGACCGGCGAGCGCCAGAATCGATATGGCCAACTCCTGTTTGGCTTTCAGTTTCTTTAGGTATTCAAGGACCGGTGGAAGCGCGATGTTCGCCCTTGCGGGATCGAAGCGGACGTACTCGCGCCCTTCGAGCATAGCGAGGTTCTTCGTCTGAACATCCGGCCAGACAAGGGGAACGACCGGTTTCTGCGCAGCCTGAGCAAAACCGATTTCCTGCTGCACGTACGGCGATGCCTCGCTGTTGCGGGTGAGAAGTACGACCATTGCATCGCACATCCGAATCGCTTGCTGCACCTTCGCTGCGACGTAGGTACCTGGTTGAAGGTCATGCTCGAACAGGTACACAGTTAGACCAACAAGCGCGGCCTCTCTCTTCACCCATGCCGCCCACTCGGAATCTTTTCCGCTGTGGCTCAAAAAAACTGAATAGTTCAAGTTTGCCGCTCCGCTTTTCCGTAATGACCTTCAATCGCCGGCGCGCTCCGGAAACTCGTATTCAAAAAGCGCGTCTTCACATCGTTCAAGGTATTCCGCCGGTGCACCGCGCATCCCATCTTCCCAGGTCAGCACGATCAGCGGGTAGCTGCCCAGCTCATGCTCTTGCCACTGAAGCTCTAGCTCCATCTCAGGCGGCGGCTCACCACACACTTTCTTGAGGTGCTTTATCGCGAGTTCGGCTTGAGCCGAAATCCACTCGCGCGGAGCACCTGCGGTACCGACTTGGCCGATGATCTCGGTCGGCATATCTCCAGTGATTGACCGGGATTATACTCCCGATGGCCCATATCAAGGCAGTAGTCCTCCGGAATCGAGGAGAACATGAGAGAGTTCGCTTGGATTGCAGCTCTTCTGATATTTCTGGTCACTCCGTCGCATGCACAGCAGACCAACACCAACGCGCAGAACACTCGACAATTGAATAGCCCCGTAGGACATGTCGAGCAAGCCGCGGACGAAGGGCGGAAAACGGTAGGGGCGTCAGTAAACCTACTGGCGTGCAAGGATCTAGAAACGACGGCGACTGCAGTGGACAGACTGTATGGCAAGGACGGGAACCCGATTGTTTCCGTTTGGCTGGAAGGGACCAATACGTCGTCTGTTGCTCCTCAATCCTATCGTACCGATACGGTCTGGAACAGACTCGTCGATTGCGCCAATCAAACACACAACGAGCGGCAACGCGCCGAAGCATTACGAACCGCTGCAATGTGGGAGCAGTGGCGCGCGGAGTGGTTTCGCAGAGCATATATCCAAGCAATTGCGCTCCCGTTCAAGTCGCCTAAATGCGACGATCTGGATCACCTTGCGCAGAGAGTCGAAACTGCCGCGAAAGAGCATCCAGAATCGTGGAAGAACCCACCGGGAGACTTTCAAACAGTTCTTCAGAACCTCCGTGAGTGCGCGGAGGACAGCGAGAGGATTAACGATAATCGGAAAGAACCCGAGGCGCTAAGGGCCCGTACGTTGATGTTTGAGTGGGAGGTGCTGCTGTACAACAGTGTCGCCGTGAGGTACAACGCCTTGGCCGCGAATAGCAACGCAGCCGAAGGACCTGCCAGCCCAGAGTGGCGCGAGGAGCTGGCGAATCCATCTTCGCTTGTGCTCATTGGGGTGGACCAACGACTCGCGGGCCAAGACATTTCCCGGGTCACCCCTCACAACCGTACACTCTGCGATCAAATCATCACCGTTGCCGGGCTCACGCCGAGCGGCCTCGCGCTTTATATCCCTCCCGAAGGCCAGCAGTTCATCGCCAAGAACGCGGAAAAGTATCCGCGCATGTGCTTGCTGCAGGACGCCTCGAAGTACGCGCCAGGCGTCCCTCGATACCTGCTCGTCTGGTCATACTCAAATGCCGCGTTCGCTGGCTTTCAACCCGTTCAGCGGACGACAACGGAGCCCATCTCGGGCACCGGCACAGTGACGAACCTTGCCGGTGGGCCGTGGAATTTTACTTACACCGGAACGGAAACCGAAATCGAGACTCTGAATGCCCCCTACGTCGTTCAGTCTCGCAGCCTATACTTGCGCGCCTACGACGAATCCGGGAACCTGATCTCGCAGCACTCCATCACCACATCGCGCATGGCTGGCGGCGATGCGTCGTACGCGTACGGATACAATGCCGGTGCGCTCATTTCAGCGCTATGGAACAACCCCTCGCGCTTGATAAAGAGCGTCTTGAATGCCGTGCAGCGGGATTCAATGAAGCAACCACGGGAGAGATAGACCATTTTCCACTAACTGCACTTTCTCGAAAGTCCCCTGGGCAGTTATGGAAAGTCCCGAAGTACTGGCGAATCAGTCGGCCGCCGCCGCATTCGAAACGGGGATTCTGGAAAAGCTCTCGCGGTCCTGGATTTTGGAAAGCTCCTGATAGGCTCGATAAGCGGTTCCGACTCCGCAGCCCAGCGTCTTCGCAATCTGCGGCCATGAGCGGCCAGCATCGCGCAGGGCGGCAATCCTTGAGACGTCCGGGCTCACCCGCGGGCGCCCGAGTCGCTTGCCGCGGGCGCGTGCTGCGGCCAGTCCCGAACGGACGCGAGACCGAATCAGCTCGCGCTCGAATTCGGCGATGCTGGCGAAGATCCCGAAAACCAATCGACCATTCGGTGTGCTCGTGTCCACGCCCTCATGCAAGCTAACGAAGTGAATTCCTAGGGCATCGAACTCGCTGAGCGCATTCACTAGTTGCCGCAGGCTTCTCGCAAAACGGTCATAGCGATACACCAAGACAGCATCGAAACGTCGGCGCCGCGCGGATATGAGAAGCCGGTTCAACGCCGGCCGCGATTCCTTACTGCCAGAAATGCCGGTGTCCGTGAACTCCTCGATGATCTCCCATCCACGCCGCTCGCAGTACGCGCGCAATTCCTCAAGCTGCATCTGTGTGCTCTGCTCTGCCGTGCTGACTCGCCCATAGATCGCGCAACGCATCAAAGTCCCCTTTCGGCCATCATCAGGCGCCGCATGACGGCGCGACGCGGGACATGCACGCCCCGCGTTTCGGCCTAGCTTGTCGGTAACTCAGAAGGACGAGCGGGAACCAAAAGCGGCGCATCCGTTGCCCTTGCATTTGTCGCCGAAGGCTGTGTCCGCCGTTGGCGTGCGGCGTATTCCCTTTGCCGTGCCTTCTCTGCCTTTCGAAACCGCTCAAAGTAAGGGCGCACGTTATAGACGTAGCCCTGTATGGCCCACACGAGCGGTTTGTCGTTGCAGTTCGCATTTGTGATGAGCGAATCCAAGTAATCGCATCCGTTCTCGACTATCCCCAGGAACTCACGAAGCTCTTCTTTGTCGATCGCGTCCACAAATGGCATTTTCCCCTCCCCTGCCGGCCCGATTTTGCTCGTGCCACCGGTTCGGCAATGCGCTTGGTTCCGAAAGCGGGCGCGGCCCGTACCGCGCCCAATTCGTTTCTAAAATTTAGAAAATGGAGAGCGACACGCTGCGGGTCGGCTTGGTGTTCCGCAAGACGTTCTCGCAGTAGGCCTCCGCGCGCTTCTGGCCATAGAGCTTCCCGGCGAGCCGTTCAGCCACTTCGCGCCAGCCGACCGAGCGCCGGAAGTTTTCTTTAAGTTCAGCCGTGTGCTCGCCGGTCTCGACTGGCATACCCATGTCGAGGCGTTCGCGGATGGACTTCTCCGCGGCGTCGATTTGCTCCGCGAGTTGACGTTCACGATTGCGAAGCGTCAGCAACGCGGCCAGTTCGAATTGGGTGATGTGCTCGACTGCGGGAAGCGGAACGTAGGACAACTGTCTTACGATTGTGCTACTTTCGTGTGCAGCCATTTCGTTCCTCCATTGAACGAGATTGGTTAGGAGCGCGTCCCGTGCGACCAACACGGGCGCGTTCCGCGTTACTTCTTACTGCTTAGTCCCTGATCTACAAAGCGACGAATCAGTTCGGCTATTTTTAGGCCTTCGCTCCTCGATAGCTCATTCAGTTTCTTTATCTGCGCGTCGGTCAGCCAAATTGTTGTTCGCTTCATAGCTCAAGTATGCCTAGTCGCCATACGTGTGTCAAGCACTACTTTCTGTCAAATCGTCACTCGCAGAGTTGGGTGCTTAACGGATTCCTGAAATTGTGGTAGACAAAGGGCATCAAGCTTCGAGCGCCGGGAAAGCGCGCGGGGCGACCGGAGACGGGAATGGCAGAGCCAAACTACAGGCACCTAGAAGAAAAGACCCGCGCACAACACTATCTCTCCTTACTCGCCAAACGACTGGCCGGAGAAGACCCAAGGGCTATAGCTGAATCGTTGCATATGACTGAGGCCGAGGTGCACCGGGATCTTGAATGGGTGCGAAAGCATTGGTCCCGGCTCTTTTCCTGCGATGATTCAGGGAACGATCCTGCGCGAGCGCCAAGGCTACCGTCCGCTGGTACAGCAAACCACGGTGGCCGGATCTTTGCGGTGGACGCGAAGTGTGAGAATTGTGGGGCCAGCATCGGGAAAGACGAACAAAGAAAGGTTCTGGCAGCGTTCGTAATAAGCTGTCAAAGACTCGATGAGGAAGAACTGTTAGACGGACAGAACTGGGATGACGAGGGATATCTCGCGATCGCAGATCTCAAAAAGGTGTTTCACTATTGTTCTTCCTGCACAAGCGCAGAAGAGATTCGCGTGCACTACCCGTGGGGATGGCGCCCGAGTCCAGAACAAGTCAGGCAGTGGGAAGAATCCAACGCAGAAGCGATAGTCGAGGTGGATGCCGAACGCCAACGTATCAACCTCGCCATCGCCCGCGGAGACATACACGCCCTCAGCAGAGCGATGCCCATGAAGGCCGTGCGGGGCGATGCGATGGCACGTTCCAAACCGTTTCGCGATTTCGTCGAAAGTGAAGAGGCCAGAAGGGGGCAGTGCGCAGTGTCGAACGGAGATGACGAAGCGATTGGCGCAAATGAGATCATCGATCGAATTGCTTCCACCGACAGCCCGGATCGACCCAGCACGGAGATACGACGCACGACGGTCAGCAAAGACGGTCCTGCGCTGATGGCCGAATTTCTACGTTCACCGAGGTCGACGACCTTAAAGCCGTTTCAGAGGCGCGTCGCGGAATTGTACTCGCTGGGAAAGACGCAATTGGAGATTGTGAAAGAGATTGGCACTACTAGTCAGCCGACTGTCTGCAGGGCCCTGCAACACCTTAAGGGCATTATTCATGTGTCGCTTTGAGTTGCAAATCGTTGAGTCTTCGGTGGATAGTGACCACATTCTAATGTTGCATGAATAACTGCGCTCTATAGTAGAGAGGCTCTCAAAGCCTTCTCCGGTTACAAACTTTCCCGAGCCGTCCGGCCACAAACCGGGCGGCTTTTTCTTTGTCACTTCGATGCGAAGAAATACTTCGGAGGCGTAGATGCTCGTTAATCTGAAAACGGCTTTGGCTGCGCGAAAATTGCGACAGGCGGACCTTGCTCAGTCACTTAAGATCACGCCTAGCGTCCTGAGCGAGATCGTAAACGGACGTCGACGACCGAACCCGGAACTCCGATCGCGAATCGCAATCGAACTGCGCGCCGATGAGAGTTGGCTTTTCGAAACATTCACGGTCATCCCAACACCGCGTAATTCCGAAGTCGTGCCAGCAATGGCCTGCGCTGGGAGGGAGTAAGGGATCATGCCGGGTCGCAGCGCGGTTGATGACATTTTAAGCGCGATCGAGCAACAGGTTGGTGCGCCCACTGCACCTGGGAGCGGTGTGCCTGCCACGCCTTCGTCTTCTCGCTCCACGGTGCCGCGGCGTTTTGCGAATTCCCCAAAACCCTCGATCCAGGACTCGATCTTGAAAGCCATCGAGGAGCAGGTTGGTTCACCCAGCGCGACGATGGCACAGCCTGAGGCTCAGCTTCCAAGCGCTTCAATTACGCCAGCGCTACCACCAGCCCAACCGGGGAATGGCGTCGGTCCAACTATCGGCCCCGCACCCGAGCCTTCCCTCTTCCAGCGGGCAAAATCCACCATCGCCAATTCAGCTATCGGCCACGCCGTCTCTGAAGAGCTTCCGAAAGTTGCCAACGAACTTGGCATTGAGCCGACAGAGACAGTCTACAATCCCGACGAAGCGCGGCACGCTAACGAGCTAATCGCTCCGGGCGCTGCGTTCGATAAGTCTGGAGCCGCGAAGGGCGTTGCTGAATTCGCTGGTGGATTAACGACGCCTGGAAATATGCTTCTGGGTGCAGGAAGCGCGGGGCTTGGTGAATTCGCTTCACTACTCGGCGAAAGCGCCAGCACTGTTGTCCCAAAACTGATCTCGCTCGGCTTCAGTGCACAGATGGCGCAGAACGCTGCGCGGCAATGGCCCAAAATAAAACAGGCTTGGTCGGAACACCGGTACGACGACGCAAAACAACTGGCGACCGAGGCGGGATTGGGAATCTTGTTCTCGGCTGCGGCTTTCAAACACGCTGGCAGCGAAGAGGCCGTAGATTATGGCGCGACGCTCGACCGATCGAAGGCAGCGCCACCGGAACCCCTCGTTGAGGGCGATACGGTTCCGGATTATCTGAGCAAGGTACGTCAGCGAGTTGCCGACCAGATAGCCGCGACCCCGGAAAAATCCGCTTCACCCGCACCGGCACCAGAAACGACGAGCACAGACGGCCACGCCGCCGTACTCCCGACTCTCTCCGACATGGTGAAACAGCGAGACGAACTCGCCAATGGATCGCGCCGTGTGATTCGCTTCCCTCGTGGAGTTGAGCGCGTTCCGGCACCGCCCGAAGACTCCGAAGTGACGGTAATACCCGGAAATAAGCCGGGCGCCGGGACGTACTACCACGACCCGAGCATTACGCCGGAGCAAATTCATTCCGCAGTGAAAGACGGCACAATCAACGAACTCCTCGGTGCCGCCGAACCGATACAGGAAGCATCTGCCGAGTCCGCAGCGGTTGCCCCAAATGCCAAACCACCGGCTCCGGAAATAGCCGAGCGCCGTGCGGCGGCACACCAACCGTTGCCCCCTACTACTTCCGAGCCTCAGCCAGCTTTCGAAACGGCAGCGCGCGATGCTCTCTTGCGTGGACCTGCACGCGAGACTGCGCCCACCGAAATGCCGAATGCAGAAGAAACCGGCACTCCGCGCAAGCCCGGTCTTTACGAAAAGGCGGCTACACAGCTCAGTTCCGGAATTGACCCGACAATGCTCAAGCATCTCGTTCCTGAACGGGTGCGCGAGTACGTCTCGGACGAAGCAGAAGCGAATCGGCGCGCGCGCAGTCTGCAATCTGGACTCTATGACCTCGATAGCCAGGCCGCGGCCGATCTCATCCGCGCCCGCAACGTCCTGAAAGAAGCACCCGGAACGCCAGCAGACCAGGAGGCGATCTATCACCACCTCGAAGACCCGACCGAACCACTGACAGGCACACAACGGAGCATTCTGACGAATTACTTGCAACCGTTGCTCAACGAGTCGGAACGCATCAACACGAAGCTGGGCGGTGGCGAAGTTGAGAACTACGTCCACCGGATTCCCGTCGGAAAGGGTAGCGCGCTCGAACGTGCGCTCAATGGCGAGGCAAATATCGGCAGTGGCCGCGGGCTGTCGCGAGGCGCAGCTTCCAGCAAGGGCCGCGTAATGATGGCGCTCGAAGACGAAGGCGGCAACCGGCGCGTGGTTGCGATCAAAGGCGGCAACGTCACAGGCTTTGACGACAACGGCAAGCCCGAGAGCCTTGGCAATCTTCGAACCGGCCTGCAGACGAAGGGCGAAATCATCGACAGCGAGACCGCGCCGCTGCGCAAGGAGCTTTCGAAACTCGAAACCGAGCGCCGGACGTTGACCGCCACGAAAAGCCGCCAGGAAGCAGCACGGCGCCGAATCGCGAATATCGAAAACCGCGCCGCGGAATTGCGGCAGCGGATCACGCACGCCGACGAGTCCAAAGCAGCCGACTCGAATGGCCACATATTCGTGGATAGGAACGGAAAGCAGTGGCGCATTGCGCAGGCCACGACAAAGGAGATCGAATCTGAAACGGGCACGCGCTACTACAAGAACGCGACAGCTTCGACGGTGCTGAATTTTCTAAATCTTAGAAAAGCAGAGCGAGCGTTCGACTTCCTCGAAGGATACAAGACTTCCCCGGACTTCGCAGAAGTGGCCCATAAAATCACTAACGGATCAGCGCCGACCGGATGGCGCGCAACAGACCTTCCGCAGTTTCACGGTTATGTGTTCGAACCGCATACCGCTGAAGTCCTCGACTGGTACGCGAAGCGCATGAAGTACGAAGGGCCGAACCTCTACCGCCAGGTGGGCGACTTCCTACGAACGGCAATCTTCTTCAACCCGCTGATTCACATTCCAAACATCGGAGTCCATTGGATCGTCGAGAAAGGCGTGACTGGCGCGGGGCCGCAGAATTGGGCGCGAGTCCTGCGGAGCGGCAGCCGCGCGATCGACGCGGTGATCCATCAGAATGACGACTTCTTGACGGCGCTCGATGAAGGCGCGCCGCTGCAATCAGCGCGTCAGGATCGTGGCGCGGTGACAGAGCTTCTCGTCAACCGCATGGGCCGCGAGCTAGAGGCAAATCCTTCGGCGGCGCAGAAAATAGCCAAGGTACTGGGGTACGCGAATCCGGCGAAGCTCGTGCGCGCCGTGTATCGGTTCTCCAGAAAGGCTACCTGGCTGATGAACGACGTCGCAGTTCTTCAGGCCACATACGAGCACATGGACCGAACCGGCCAGTCGTTCAAAGACGCGATCACGGATATTTCGAAGCACATTCCGGATTACCGCTTGCCGACGCGGATATTCAACAGCACGGCTGCCGCGAAGTTGATGAGCAATCCCGATCTGACGATGTTCGGCGCGTACCACTACGGTGCGCTTCGCTCCTACGGCGAGATGGTGAAATCACTGGTGTCAGAGCATGTACCGCCCGCTGAGCGGCTCAAGGCACTAGACCGAATGGCGATGCTAGGGCTTGTCACCTACGTCGTGTATCCCCAGCTCGACAAGCTGGCGAAGCTCATCACCGGCGACAAGACGGCGCAGTTCCGGCGCGCCGGCGCGAGCACGTTCATCTGGAATCTGGCGCAACTCATTAAGGGCGACCGAACACCAACCGATGTCCTCGAAGCGATTGCCACACCAGCAGTTCACACGAAAACCCTGGCAGAGCTCGCGCTCAACAGGAATTTCTACACCGGCCGCCGAATTTACGACACATCGGCACCGGCCGGTGAGATGGTGAAGCAGGTCGGCGAGTACGCTGCGAAACAAGTGGCCCCGATAGGTCAGGCCGCTAGGATCAGCGAAGGGCGGCAAACCATTCCGCAATTCGTCGCGGGACTCGCCGGTATTCATACGCACGTCAGAACACCGGCCGAACGGTTGGCGATGCGGCTTGCGATGGAGAGAACTCCGGCGAGCGACCCAGCCGCCGAGATCCCCGCGAAGGTGAAGCTCGCGCGCGACCTCGAAGACCAGCTACGCCAAGGAAGCATCTCGCCAAAGCGCCTGGGCAGTTTGGTGCGCGGCGGTCAACTGACCGTGGAACAAGCGGTCAAGATTTACGAGAACTCGCAGACGCCGATGCTCGAGCACGACTTTCGACAACTTCCCATCGAGGATGCACTTCGCGTTTGGACGAAAGCCGATGCTGGCGAACGAAAGATGCTGCGTTCGGCCCTGATTGCGAAGGCACTCCGACTGCGGCCGGAAGACTATACCGCGCCCGAGTGGTCGGCGCTGACCGCGAAGATTCGTAACGCGCTCAATCCGAGTTTGCCGCGAAAGGCGCCGACAGCCGGCTATCCGGTGTTACGGTCCCCGCACTCCAGCATTCCATTCCAACCGCCCGGGTAGGTAGCAAGCTTGAATTCTAAACTTTAGAAAAATGCTGAGGACCGAATGATCCTTCCCGTCGAAGTGCGCGAGCGATTACAAATCGAGCACGGAATCTACGTCATCGAAGCGTGTAACAAGTGCGGCTCACTGATCGGCCCTGTTCGATGGACACGCGCTGGCGAACCCGGCACATGGTGCAGCGCTATTTGTCGTGACGGAGTTGAAGCGGTAGCGGCGCGCGAGCATCGCCAAAGCGGCCGACCGAGGAAGTACGAGTCAAATGCTGACCGCCAGCGAGCCTATCGCCGCAGCCGTCTGAGACCGTTACGAAATACCCTCGCAGCAGTTTGATTCTATGAGACTTGCAAAGTAGAAAAGTGGCTCTTACGTGGTATGGGTCAAACAGGCCATTTCGTTACGAAACTCCCAGGAGGAACGAGCGTGACACTGGAACAGAAAATCGGCGCGGTCCACGAATCCGAAATCAGGGGGTTGCGTGCGCTGCGGCTGTCTTTGACCGCCTTGCACGATCACTGGCAGGACATCATCACGATCTGCGGGCTCGAACCAGACATCAACGACCCGGCGCAATCTGCCCGAACCCAAGCGTGGAACGTGTTCGGTCCGCTGCTTCATCGGGCCGCGCATGGTATCGAACGGCTCACGCAAAATCCCGCCCTAGCCGAGTGCGACTTGAGAGACGTGATCGCGGAGTGCGAACAGCTCATCACGTTGAAGCGGGAAGATTGGAGGAACAGCGACCCGAAGTTCGTGGAGCTTCGAACAATTACCGAAGAACGAAGGCGCGAGTTTGCGGCCGAGGGCCGCACTTGGCCTGAAAACGACGAATCAGGAGATAAGCCAACCGATGCCATCGAAGAAGCCTGAGTCTGTTAAGCAAGCCGTTGTCTCGAAGCGACTGCAAGGTGAGTCTAAGCGCCAGATCGCCAGAGATTTAGAGATCGGCCGCGCAACCGTGGACAACATCCTCGACGAAAGCCAGGTCGAGGCCGCGCTGGCACAGTGGCGCCGCGATTATTTGCAACTGGTTCCGACCGCGCTGAGGGTCACCAAGCAATTTCTCGAAGACGGCGAGCGGAATGCGCCGATCGATAAGGACGTTTTCAACGGCGCCCTGCAAATCTTGAAGGGCACCGGCGTCCACGAAGAGCGCACTCGCGCGCGCAGTGATGTGCGTGTCACCAAGGACCTGACGAATGCAACCGACGCAGAACTCGACCAGTCTATTGCCGAACTCATTGCAACACCTAAGCCGGCGGCAACGGCTTGAACTTCGCATTCACCTGGAAGAGCGGGAGCGGCGCCGGTGCACTGCCGACCCGGAGTATTGGCTCTTTCGGTATGCGAAGACGCGCGACGAACATGATCCGTCGATCGCCGCGAAACCATTCCCCGATAAGGCCTACCTGCGCGAGCTCATCCGCTTTTGGCTTACTCACCGGATGAACCTGTACGAGAAGTCCCGGCAGATGATGGCGAGTTGGACGCTATGCGCGCTCTACACGCATGACGCGCAGTTCCAAACGAGCAGACTGAACTTCATCCAGTCGAAAAAGGAAGAAGACAGCGACCGCCTCGTGCAGCGGTGTTTCACGATCTGGAGCAATCAGCCCGAATTCATCCGCCGGGCGCATCCCGCGGAATACAGCTATTGCCATCTGAAGTTCTACCGCCCCGACGCGATGGACGGCCTTCCCTACTCGGAAATTTGGGGCATCCCGCAAGGTGGCGACGTTCTGCGGCAGCACGTCGGCTCAGGCTTGTTCATCGACGAAGGCGCGTTTCAGCCGGATCTCGAAGCTTCGGTTGGCGCGGCACAGCCGATGCTCAAAGGCGGCGGACGGTTAGACATCGTAAGCAGCGCAGAAGTCAGCTACTTCCAAGAACTCGTCGAGAACAGGGTGAAATAGTGCGCGGCATTTCAATCCGGAAAACAGACCTCGGCTTCAACGTGATGCGGCTTCACTACACGGCGGATCCGGACAAAGACCCTCGAACCCCGGAGGGTAAGCATTGGCTCGAAGAAACACAGAGAGGCATCAGCGCGGCCCGATTCCGTAAGGAATACGAGATCGATTACACCGCCCTTGGTGGCCAACTCGTATTCCCCGGATTTGATGAAAGTGTCCACATGGTGCCACTCGCGAAACAGTCGAAGCTCGATCCCGCGTATTTCACGGTCTGGATGGCGTGCGACCCACATCCCCGAGCCGCACACGCATTTCTCTGGCTGGCCGTGAACGCGGATGGCGAGAAGGCTGTCGTATGGTCGTGGTGGCCACAGGAACGCCACGCCGAGCAGACGATGGTCACGAAGGACTACGCCGCCGATATTCGCGGCAAGATTTACGACGTGTTCCCAGAACTAAAGCCGCGGCGCATGTTAATGGACGTGGCCGGCCGTTCCTTCAATGCAGACGAAGAGAAATCCTACTTCGACAAATACCGTGAATGTGGCCTGAACTTCCAGCCAGCAAAGAAAAACCGCGATCTCGTTGGCTACGATCTCATCAACGACGCGCTGACGCCCAGGGAATACGTCGTCGGAAACGAGAAGCAGTTTCGGCCCCAGCTCACGATCTGGGACAGGTGCGGCGACAATCACAAGCTCGTCTCCCAGCTCAAGGGACTGCGCTTCCGTGAGTGGAAGGGGAATGTATCAGACAAAGACCCACCGGAAGAACCGCAGCAGAAAGAGCGGCACTTGGTGGACTGCCTCAGCTACATCCTGCTCGACAACCCACGGTTTATCCCGATCAGGAAGAATCGGAGCACATTCGAGGTCATCAACGAAGGAACCGGATGGTAGTAAGAGCCCTTAAAACAAAAGCGGCCCACGCTGGAACGCGGGCCGCGAATCTCGAACTGGAAGGAAAACTCTCTGCATGAAGAACAATAATGCCGTTGCGCCCGTCGCGTCAACTGCCAAGGAGAATCATGGGCAAAATTCTCAAGTTCCCCGAGCAACAAACTACTGGTTCCCTGTGTACGAAGGCCTCTTCGAGCATGCGCCCACCATGCAGGATGCGGTTTGGCTATTTATGTGGCTCATCGCACGAACCACGCCCGACCGCGGCGACGGAAAGGGCCGCGTTCTTGGTGGCATTCCGATACGCGATGAGCGCCCTGCAGGAGAACTTGGTTTCCCCGTAAAAACGGTCCGCCGCTGGCGAAAAATGTTGGAGAGCAGCGGTTACGTGACGCTCGTGAGGACGCCGTACGGCTTCCGGTACACACTTCTGAAGTCTAAGAAGTGGGAAAAGCGGACGTCGAGAGAATTACTAAAACGGGCATTCTCCGGTTCAGAGAGTGCCCCAAACGGGCAGTCGGAGTTACCGCAACGGGCAATCAGAGTGCCCGATTCGGGCAGCCAGAGTGCCCGAATCGGGAAATACAAAGAAGACTATACAGAGACAACACAGGGAATAAATAGCGGACAACACAGCGCATCCGCTACGACCGAACTTATGAAGGGAGGGGTTGCACCCCTCCCAGAACCCACCCCGCGAAGAACAAAACCAACCGGCAGAAATCTGAACTTGCTTAGCCTTCGCTGGCATACCGACGTGGAGATCGGTCGTCACCTGGCCGAGCTCCGCGAAACCATCGCGCATTACCTGGTTGGGTTCGTCCATATCACGTATGGGAGACATGCGTACCTGGACGGGGATGAACCCGTCTCAGAGACAACAAAGGCGAAGGACATCCTGCGCGCCGAGCAGTCCCAGCGTTTTTGCGGAAGAATGGTCGAGAAGTTCGAGCGCGCGTTCGAATGGATCGAATACCCGTTTAATTTGAGCAACCACTTGCTCGGTTTTGAATTCTGCTGGCATGTGAAGGATCAAGTCGAAGCGGCCGAAAGCGAAGAGCCTCATCCATCCAAATGGGAGGTCTGCGAAAGGGTGCTCGATCGCCTAGAGTGGACTTGGCGGTACGACGTTGGCGAGGCCAGCAATGTCGGGCTGCCATATCACCCGAACGATTTCAGTGACCACATCCGGAACCTGTTCGAGCGAGAAACGCGTAGAACGCGCACGTCGGCTACCGCTTCGCTCGCACCGGGTCCGCAGTAACTATTTTGTTTCCACAGAGGTGTGATTGACTTCGGTTGCCCGAACTCCGGATGGCATCATCTCCGCGCCACGCGGGTGTACTGCAGCGAGTCGGTTTTCAGTGCCGCCACTGCACGCCGCGGATTGCGCGGCGCCGAAGCGTGGCGGAATGCCGGGAACTCAAGGCAAAGCTGGGAGCGCGACTCGACTATCTCGCGGCGCGCGCGGCATTGATGACCGAGCGCATTCCAAAAACCATTCCGGGGGCATCTCCGCAAGTCGTTGAAACTGCGGGTGCGCCGATTGCGAGCTGAAGCGTTCCAGAAACAAGAGTTTCTCGAAGCGGCTGTTCGCGCGAGCCTGAACGACTGCGCGACTCCACCGGGCAGCGGAGATCCTCAAAGCGAAAGGACGGAGGCGGGTATGTGTGTCTGACTCCACGGTCGGTTCGTTAGCACCGCAAGCCAACGATTCTGTTACACTCCCGGCCAAGCCAACTGCATCGACGCCAGGAGGAGATTTGGCGCGACGCAGATACCAGACAGGGCAAGTCTTGTTCAGCGCAAAACGTCAGGTATGGCTCGGACGGTACCGGGAGGACATCATTCGGCCAGACGGCAGCGTGGTTCGTACCAGACCGCAAGTCGTGCTCGGCTCAAAGAAGGAATTGCCGACTACACGACTTGCAACTCGCCGTCTCGGTGAAATTCTCTCCCGCATCAACGACGCCGGATACCAGCCAACCCGAATCGCAACCGTAAGAGAGTTTGCCGAACGCTGGAGGCGGGAGGTTCTCGCTAAGCGAAAACTTTCGACGCAGCACGCGGCGAACTCGCATCTCGACTCACACATCCTTCCCGAGCTCGGAAAGCTTCGGCTTGACCAGCTCGGCCCAGAAAATCAGCAGATTTTCGTGAACAGTCTCACCGGGGCTTCGCGCAAAACAGTTCTCAACATCCTGAGTACCCTTTCGGCGATGTTGAAAACTGCGAAGGATTGGGGGTACGCGACTCGCCAAATTGAACCCGGAAAGCTCGTGCTCCCCGAGCGGACCACGCATGTCCCGGCGCACTTCACCCGTTCTCAGGTGGAATCGATCTTCACGCTAGCGCAAGAACCATGGAGGACGCTGTTCATCCTGCTCGCCATGACCGGCCTCCGTGCCGGCGAGGCGCTCGGTCTGCAGTGGGGTGACGTCGATTTCGAACACCACTGCATTCACGTTCGCCGATCGGCATGGTGTGGCAGGGCGCAAAGCACGAAGAGCCGTGCCAGCACGGCGCCGATTACACTTCCACACGTCCTGGCAGACGTTCTCCGGGAGTACAAGAGCGCTTGGAGGGAAAATCCCGAAGGCTATCTGTTCGTGACGCGGAACGGCCGACCGCCTTCGTCCAACAAAGTCGTCGAGTATCAGCTATGGCCGGTGCTCGATGCGCTTAAAATACCGCGCTGTGGACTCCATGCCTTCCGTCACACGGTGGCATCACTCATCGTCGATGCCGGTTATGGGCCGGAAGTCGCACAGCGGCAGCTCAGACACACCAACTCGCGAACAACTCTCGGTTATGTCCATCTTCGCGGTGGGATCACCGAACAGGCGATGGCGGACGTGGCGAATTCATTGAAGCTGGACGCAGTTGGACGCGGAACAGGGGTTAAGGGCCAGTATTTGCAGTAA